ATGGTGAATTAGTAGACGCAGTTGTTGCAGAAGATAAAGTAGAGCAACTTGATGCGCTAGTTGATATTTTAGTTGTTACTATGGGCGCTATTCGTGCAGCAGGCTGGGATAGTGAAGCAGCATGGAATGAAGTAATGAATACTAACTTTGCAAAGATTAATCCAGAAACAGGTAAAGTAATTAAACGTGAAGATGGTAAGGTATTAAAGCCAGAAGGATGGAAAGCACCAGAATTAAAACAATTCATTAAATAAATTCTTATACTAAATAACTATAGGAAAGAGACATAAGGAATAAAATAATGTTTCAAGAGTATAAGAGTCTCTCCGAAGAGGAACTAGACACAAAAATGACTGATGTTCAGAAAAAAATGAACATGGCTCATTCAATGGGGCTAGACGATGCGGTTGAACAATTGCAGGGTATATTAGAAATGCTGCAATTTGAATTAACTGAGCGGTTAGAACGGCAGCGATTTGATATCATTAGCGGTCGCACCCCAGAATCCCTAGTTGTAGGAGAAGATGTAGATGACCCAGACGAAGAATGAAAGTATTATTAAAACATATCATAGTATAACAGTAGATGGAACAGATATAGAAACTACTAAATTTTATGAATATATAAAAGATTCATGGACCAAATCTAATAATGATTGTCTTAATTTTGAAGATATGGCTTGGGATAACGGACATGATGTATTAAGATTTATAACCAACTGTCGCCACATTAATTTAATTGATTTTATTAAACCATTAAGTAAGTTATTTCCTAAGGTGTTTTTCATGTATGATTTTTATACTGATGAAAATGATACTGATATTGATGAAAACGTATATTGGCTATATGAAGGTATAGCGAATACAAATAAAATAGAACTAGAAGAGAGTTATAAAAAATGACCGATACAGTAGTTACAGCAAATAGTTTTACAACATTTAAGACAATGTTTAGTACGACATTAATACAAGCGGAGGCATCTTTATATTCAGAAATTTTTGATGCAGAAATTGAGTTTGTTTGGTGTACCGGAGATATTGCTATGGGAAATGCAGCATTTCTAAAAGTAAAATTCTTCTTAGAAGAAGTATTACATCAAAGCATTTTTACGCATAAATCAGCACCAATAAAATTAAGTGAAATAAATAATAAGATAGTTATGCTCCCATATGTTCCTACAAGTGACATTATCGCTATGACACTACATGCTAAACTTAATACAATCGCAGATGGACATATAGATATTATAAGTGTGAAGATTACAAGTAAGTTTGAAAATCCCACAATGAGTTATACATATGCTGATGAAGATTATCCTGCATTGCCGAGTCTAGAAACATGGATCGGTCAAAAAGAATATTATTATGATACACCATGGTGGTTTAGACAATCACCTGAAACAATTGATTATGAGGTAAATGAAGAAACAGACTTGACAAACCCACCAGAATATGATAATGTATTAAATGAAATACAACAAGTAATCCTCGGTGAGTTAAAACTTGTTGATGATCCAGGTGAGGTTATAAAAATACATGATTGGCAGCCAAAAATCGTCACGGATTGATTCATTAAAAGATCAATATGGTAGAGTTGTATATAATCGGCATGACTTATATGAAATGCTATACAACCAAGAAAATATTGAATCTATAGAATGTGTAGAGTGGCATGAAGATTTTGAAAAATACAATACTGCTATTCAAAGTAATTATTTAAACATTAATACTATAAAACCCATTGAAATAATAACTACAGAATTGGCAGAGTTCGATAAAGACAATCAATCAAAATGGTTTATGCCAGATGAATATAAAACAATTGATGTGACTGATTACGTAAAAAAATTATGTAATACTGAACAGGAATTAATAAGAGTCAATGAAGAATTAACAGAATTCTTAAAGCGTGATATGATTATGCTATTACGATATATGATTTATTTAGTAGATTATATGCAAGAAAATAAAATAGTATGGGGAGTTGGTCGCGGAAGTAGTGTAGCAAGTTATGTGCTATACTTGATAGGGGTACATAAGATAAATAGTATTCACTATGACCTAGATTGGAAAGAGTTCCTTAGATAAAGAAGGCGAAGGTATGAAAAATTATAAAAGTATGCGAGGTGTTAATATTGATATTGGTAAATTGTTAGCGCAACAAGATAAAAATATAACAGTAGGTAATACCGCTTCTAATGCACGTGGCGATAAGCTTGGTCGTGCAGGCAGAGTTATGAAAAGTGCTGATGAAATAGCAAGAGAACATTATAATCGTAATAATCCAAACGCAGTCAAATCTGCAAGTATCAAGTTAGATGATACCCCAGCGCCTAAAATGCAAGATAAACCAATGGAAGATGATTGGGAAGAGCCTATAATTCAAGAGGTTAGTCCCGGACCATTACCAGAACCTTTTTCAGAACCAGTAGCAGAAAATACTGATCCAGAATGGGTAGAAGATGCTGACGGCAATTTTATTAAAGCAGATGAAACAAAGAAAAACAAATCTAAAAAATCAAAATAAGGAATTAATAATGAAAACGTTATCTCCAATTGGAAATAAAATTATTCTTACTAATATGGACACAGGATTTAAAAAACTAAATGGACTTATTCATTTAGATGATAGTACAACAGAAGCAGGCGATAGAGGTATTAGACCACGATGGGCAGAAGTATATGCAGTGGGACCAGATCAGAACGATGTAAAAGTTGGTGATTGGGTACTAATGCAGCATGGCAGATGGTCACAAGGACAAGACCTAAGACTTGATGATGATAAAAATATTCGATTTTGGCTAGGTGATCCAGAAGGTATCTTAGGCGTAAGTGATAACGGTAAGCCCCCTGAGATCCAAGTGGCGTGATAGATGTATTCTATCTTACTTACCAGGATGATTATTCAGATAACAATTTAAACAGAATATTATCTAAGGTTGGCAAGAACCAGCGAGTTATTAATACTGCTGATATCGAAGGAGTATATGCTGCACACCGTGCTTGCGCAGAACAAAGTCTAACTGAAAACTTTTATGTTGTAGATGGCGATGCTTGGATAATTGATGATTTTGATTTTTCATATATACCATCAGATAGTATAGATGTATATCCTGCGGTACCACAGACGCAATGTACGCACGTTTGGAGAGCATTAAACCCAGCAACGGGTGAACTTTCAGGATATGGCGGTGTTAAATTATTTAATCGTAATTCATTCTTTGTTAAAAGTTCCACAAAAATAGTTGATGTAACTACTGGTGTAGCAAAACTTGGCTATCCATATTATCGTATAGATACACCTTCAAATGAAACTAGATTTGCAACGACTCCATTTAATGCATGGAAAGGTGCGTTTAGAGAATGCGCTAAACTAGCAAGTGGAGTGGCAACTGATGATATACAATCAAGGCTTGAACGTTGGAAATCACCATTGCCCATTGAACATCATGAATTAATTTCTATCGGTGCAGAGATGGGAGAAGACTTTGGTAAATTTTATGTTGATTCGCCAGGAACTCTACAAAAAATAAATGATTTTGATTGGTTAAACAAAATATATCTTGACATTTAGAACGAATCACTGTATAACATAATAGTAATAACAAAAGAGGTCTATTATGAATGATGTTCTAAACGATATAAAAGTTCTAGAAAATGCAATTATTAACTTAACAGAAGGTGCAAGTGATGAAAAGCGTATGGCAATCAACACTTTAGAACTTATGTTAGATGAAAAGAAAAACTCAATGGATCAATTTGAAGCGGAGTATGCGCCACATGAGTAATAGTGAAAAACTTGATGAATTTATTTGCTATGTTTTGGTGGGTGTATTTGCATTGGGCTGGATGGACTTTGGTCAGGGAACCGAATATACATGGTGGAATTTAATTAACTATTTTGGAAATTAAAGGTTGACAATCTAGAATCAATATGCTATAACTTGTATATAAGATAAAAAGGAACACACTATGTCAGATGCAAAAATGGTTTGGGACGAATCAAACAAGGTTAATGCTGAAACTTGTCAAGGTCAACAATCACTTATGGTTGAAATGGATATGTGGGCTTGGAAACAAAGTACAACCTGGCCTCAGGGAACCACACTTAAATATATTATTCAAGTATATGCAGAAGCACGTGGTTGGAACCAAAGTCCGGTAGATGGATTCCAGTTAGTATACTAATTAAGAATAACGGTTCCTTAGCTCAGCTGGATAGAGCAACTGCCTTCTAAGCAGTAGGTCATAGGTTCGAATCCTATAGGGACCGCCAAATTAAATAAGGAGAAGAAAATGAAACCCTCTAATAAGCCAATTGGGTGGGAAAAAACTCTAACAACTCTTTTTAAACTACCCAAAGAAATGTGGGATAGTGTAATGACAGTTGAAAAATCACCACTACGCAATTTAGATCCAATGGTAGGACATATGGTATTTCAGTCCCTATTCTTTATTTGGAGTGGCATATTCGCAGTAATGGTAGGTAGTATGTTTGCTTTTGGTATTAGTGCAGCGTTTCATATTTTTTTAATTAGTGGCATTACAATTACTGCAGTTACCTTCCGTCAAGCAGAAAAAAACCCTGAGTCCCTAAACAAATTATTACAGTCTGGTCGTAAGTATACCGGACGTGGAAATGGAGGCGAACATGAGTGAAGATAAATTTGAAATTCATCGACCACACAAAATGCTTGATTGGTTAGAAGGTGAAGTTACTGAATGGGCATTTGGATTAATTCAGGAACACTTTGGTGTAGATTCACCTGATGAATTGGAACGTGAGCAAATTGATGAAGTTGTTGAACAATGGAGCGAAATGCTTGATATGTCAGGTGGTGATTGGTTGGCGATGGGTCTAAGGAATGCCATTAGTCAATGGGAAAATGAACACGATGATTATATCATCTAATTGAAATATGCTCGTATGGCGGAATCGGTAGACGCGCCAGACTTAAAATCTGTTGCCCTTGAGGCGTCCCGGTTCAAGTCCGGGTACGAGTACCAAATATTATTAAGGAGAATACAATATGGCAGAAGGACCATTTAAAGCAGCATTTGATGCTGATACTACTGGTGTCATTCGTAGAGAAATTGTTACATATCGTATGAAGAACGGTATAATGGTCAAAGAGGTTGCTTATCGTGATTACTATGTAAGTGGTGACTATCATGATTCACAGGCTGCTACTCCTTTAGTAGAAAGATAAAATAAACCGCGGGTATCGTATAGTGGTTATTACGGTAGGTTTCCAACCTTTAGACAGGAGTTCGATTCTCCTTACCCGCTCCAGAAATAATGCTCCTGTAGCTCAGTTGGTTAGAGCCACCCGCTCATAACGGGTCGGTCGTAGGTTCGAGTCCTACCGGGAGCACCAACAAATTGGAAGTGAGACTTGGTAGTCAGAGGAGTCTTATATGCTCTTTGCGCCAGATTAGCGCCTTTGAGGTGGTTCGAATCCACCCACTTCTACCAAATATTAAAATGAAACAAAAATAGGCAATGAATTAAAATGACAGACTTTGAAGCATTAGAAAGACTATTAGCAGACGAAGTGTATGAACGTGAAAATTTAGAGGACGATCCATTAAATATTGATGGATGGTTAAACGATATTGATGCCGAAGACGCTACCATTGAAGAAATGATGGAGAACATTGTCAGCGATAAAGAGCACCGCACCCGTATTCTAAAAATGATTGAATTTTTAGACTAACATAAAATATTGGGCGACAGGCCGCAAGGTGTGGCAGGGGACTGTAACTCCCTCGCGGAGACGCACGCCTGGTTCGATTCCAGGGTCGCCCACCAAATTAGGATTATAACTTATGAAACTATTACTATCTTTTATTATTATTTCGTTCTTTATGGTGGGTATGCCGGTCGTTGTTTCGGCAATTGCATATCCAGATAATTGTAAGCAGTCAATTCTTATTCCGTGTTTAGGTTTAGACGAATAATTTAAAATAATACTTGACAATCTATTTCTATCATGCTATAAAGTATGTATAGAAACGATAAGAGAGAATCACAATGATCTATTCAATGCTTGAAATCGAAATCCGTAATTCAGTTGAAAAATCAGAAAACCTCAATGATGATTATTCAATCAACTGGAATTTCGTAGATGCTGATGCATATGCTGAGTGTCGCTCATTCTGGAAAGATGATGAACAATTTTATGAATCATTTGATGAAATTGTCGATATGATTATTGCAGAACGCAAAGAAGAGGCAGATGCAGAACGTCAATTGTCACTTGATATTGGAGAATAATAACAAGCGGTTGTAGCTCAGTTGGTTAGAGTATCGGCCTGTCACGCCGAGGGCCGCGGGTTCGAGTCCCGTCAACCGCGCCATAGTTAAAGGGTTTTGTTCCCCTTGTAAAACAATTGAGCAAATGGTGCCCAGGATGACCTAAGCAGGTCCAAAAACTGCTTGATGTAATTTGTCCCGTTCGTCTATCGGTTAGGACGTCAGGTTTTCAACCTGAAAAGAGGGGTTCGATTCCCCTACGGGATGCCACTGATACGGAGTATAGCACAGTCTGGTAGTGCGCTGCGTTTGGGACGCAGAGGTCTAAGGTTCGAATCCTTATACTCCGACCAAGAATGTGGACAGGTGGCTGAGTGGCCGAAAGCACCGGATTACTAATCCGGCGAACCGAGAGGTTCCGTGGGTTCGAATCCCACCCTGTCTGCCAAGAGCCACGCAAGAGTTACTACTTGCTAGTATGGGTTACAAGGTCCCATATGAATGAAGTGAGGTTGTTCTCATACAAAAAAATGTCGATACAAAGTATTGTCGCACAGCGGAGTGTGTTAGTGTTGATGACCGGACTACAACAAGTTACTAGTTGGTGGGCTGATGGTATAAAGATGCATCCGACCTAATTTACGGTAATAATCATATGACTGAATATAATTTATCTGAACTTATTGCGAGTGCCTGGTGTGATAAAACAACTTGGGCTGATATTAAATCTCAGTATGATTTAACTGAAGATGAAGTTATGAAAATAATGAAATATAATCTTAAAAAACGTAGTTATGTTGTATGGCGTGAACGTGTTCGTAGGCACAAAAAACAAAATTAGTACTTGACATTCTGAACGAATCACTATATAAAGTAAGAGTAATAAGAAGAAAGTATGAATATGTCAAACGAAAAAATTATCTTTACTGACTGTGATGGTGTTATGCTGAACTGGGAGGGTATGTTCTCCGATTGGATGATGCAGAAAGGTTATTCTAAAAAAGTAGAAAATGTATATGACATGAGCATTACATATGGCATTGCAAAGGCTGAAGGTAAGCGGTTAGTAAAAGAATTCAATGAAAGTGCATGGATGGGATTTCTACCAGCATTTCGTGATGCGCGGAGCGGTGTTGCTCGGCTAGTTGAAGCAGGCTATCAGTTTGTTGTTATCACTTCTCTTTCACTAGATGAAAAGGCACGGTTACTTCGTATCTCCAACTTGAAGAATGTATTTGGTATGGATGTATGTAAAGAAGTTATTTGCCTTGATACAGGCGCAGACAAAGATGATGCTCTTGCTGAATTTACAGCAAAGTATCCAACTGCTGAATATTGGTTAGAAGATAAAACTGAAAATGCTGAATGTGGTTTGCAGTTTGGTTTGAAAAGTGTGTTGATTTCGCACCCCCACAACGAAGATTGTGATAACAAAGAAATCATTAAGTGCGAAGATTGGGCTGCAATCGTAAAGACTGTTCTGGGTTAGATGTTTCTCTCTTTCTAACTAACCCAAATGTAAAGGGGAGCATTGCGCTCCCCTTTTTTTATTCGTCTTCTCCGTAAATTTTAAGAACTTCTACAACTGCTGGATGTCTTTCTACATCCATCATATCAAAACGTGAGATAGCAATATGATTCATATTTGCAAGTTCATAACGTCTAGTAAGTTCCATAAAATCTGAAAGACCGTTCTCTGAAAAACCTCGGTCATGTTGTTTTAAGTCACCAGTAACAATCATTTTAGTATTATTACCAATTCTAGTTAATAGCATTTTCATTTGTGACTTTGTAGCGTTCTGCATTTCATCAGCAATGATCCAAGCGTCCTCAAACGTTCGGCCACGCATATATGCAAGTGGTGCGATTTCTATGATGTTTTCTGCCAACATCGATTCAATTTCAGCCACCGAAAAATGCTTTTCGAATATATCAAATATAGGTCTTGTCCACGGTGCCATTTTTTCATTTAGATCACCTGGTAAGAACCCGTGCTGTTCGTCCACCGAGACTGCAGGACGAGTAATAACAATTTTTTTCACCTCTCTTTCCATAAAAGCTTTAACGCCCATAAGAGTGCATAACAGTGTTTTACCAGTACCAGCTGGACCGATTGCAAAACATATATTATTTTTTGGATCTGCCAGTTGATATAGATAATCTTCTTGTGCTATGTTACGGGGTAGTATTGTTGGAATTGTTTTTTTTCTTAGTGGAATAATACCGCTACGCTGACCATCTGGATGATAAGGTTCACGGTTAGATTTGTTTGTTTGTTTGTTGTCAACACGTTTTTTTCGTGCCATATTATAGCCTCCTTAGGAAGGGGTTTTCAGAGTGAGACACTTCTTGTCTCAATATTACTTATCATTAATTTTTTCGAATAATGTATTACGATTATATATTGACAAAAAAGTTTTTATGTGATAAATACATTTAACAAATGGAGTTTTACAAATGTCTGAATTAAATCAAGATGATATATTAGATAACCTACGTGATGTTAATAAAAATAACACACTATTAGATATTCTTATGGAATTTGAAAAAATTCTAGAAGATACAGGCATGTATGCTTATAAAAACTGGGATATAGGTGAAATCGTTGAAGGTCCACATCTTTCACGCTATTGGCTACATATTAAATTAATGTATCCATATAAAGGTATGCCTGATCCCAAGGGAGGATTACGTTTAGAAAAAATCGGTTGCGAAATTAAATTCAATAAAGGTGTATTGAAAACTCCAATCGTTCCTAAATCACCAAATGATCTTGATAGTGAAGGAATGCCAAAACTGAAGAGTGATTCAATTTGGACAGTAGACATATGGATGCCTAGAAAATTCATTGATGATTTTTCAGATGAAAAAATTAAAGTAGGTTCAGAAGATATTGATGTATCAGATTTAAACGATGCATACACTTCTGGATTAGATGATAATACAAATATCAATAGCCAGGAGATTTAATTATGAAATTTGCACAGATAAATGAAGGCGTGAAACATAATGACTTGAAATCTCTAGTAACAACAAAGGTTACTGTAGCAGATTTTGAACCTAAAGTTGGCACAGTTGATGATGTGACTGTTGTTGCATTTTATGTCACTGATGAAAAACCTGCAGATGATTTAGCACGTTTTATTGAACGTGGAGTGGTTGAAATTCTAGACACTGAGGTTTCACCAGTTGCAGACGAAGATGGAATGTATTTGGTATTTGTTGAAATTAAAAACGAAGACCTAATGCAAAAAGTATTATTAATGTTAGAAGATGTAACACGATTAGTAGATATTACAAACTGGAATATTGACTTTTACAATGGCCAAACAATTAATATTTCTTCGGATGATATTTCAACGTGGATTAAAACAAACAAAGAGTAATTCAAATGTTCGCAATAAAAAAATATTTAATTATTGCCGCAGTACTTGCTGCGGCTGGTTTTGCATTATGGCAATACTACACTTATACCCAAAATCAAATACGCATATACGCAGAGAATGCTGCAAAATCTGAAATGGCACAAAAAGCAACGCAGGCAGCCTTGGATAAAACACAGGAAGATTTAAGGCGTGTTAGAATAGAATTTGATAAAGCAAACTCAAAATTCAAAGCAGCAGATACACGTGTACGCAATCTGGAAAACAAATTGGCAAGACACGAATTAGATTTTCTAGCAGCAAGTAGACCAAAAGATGTTCAAAAAATCATTGACAAAGCTAGTGATAATATGTTAAGATGTTTAGAAATAGTAGGTGGATCACCACTAACAGAGGACGAAATTAATGCTACAAAACCTTCACAAATCAATAATGAATGTTCTGATATTGCTAACCCTAACTATAAGCCTTAGTGCATGTAGTAGAACACCAAGAGAACTAGAATATACTCCACAGCCTATTGACAGACCTGAGTTAATCTTGCCTGAATCTGAAGCACTAAAACTTTCAAAAATTGATTGGATAATTATTACGCCAGACAATGCGGCAGAAGAATTTAACAAAATCAAAGCAAGTGGAAAACCTGTTGTCGTGTATGCATTGACCAATACTGGGTATGAAGCACTTGCGTTAGATATGGCAAAGATTCTTAAAAAACTGAGTGAACAAAACGCAATCATAGTAGCATATGAAGACTACTATTCAAATGGCGATGAAACTGACATTGACAATATTTTACCTGATTCACAATGACTCCATATGAACTTCTAGAGATTAATAAATACTCTAGTAAAGATGAAATCCGTAATGCATATAAAAAGTGTTTATTGACTGCACACCCAGATCATGGCGGTTCAATAGAAGAATTTGATGCTGTACGACTTGCATACATAAAGGTAAAAAATAAATATGTAGAGAATAGAACGTTAACTGTAAATATGACTGTTGAATTAGATGCGTTGGAATTAAAATATTGTCAAGGTGAAACATCATCATTTATATATGATGATATGATAACATTTGATGTATTTGTTCCAAATAATACACAATTTAATGATACAGTAATTATTAATAACATACTCCCAAACACTATACTAAGAATTAAATTTAAGGAATACAATGGACAATTATAATAATCGAGTCAGTTGGGTATTAGACCAGTCTTTAATTAAGGCTGCTTCGCTTTCACATGAATATGTAACACTTGAACATTTGTTATACGTATTAATGGACGAAAAAGATGTACTAGAATTATTAGCCAAAATGAATTGCAGTCATTCTAATATTATCAGAGACCTTGAAGAAAACCTTGCTCAACGTGAAGATATCACAGTTGAAAAATTAGATGGTATGGGACCCAGACAAACCCTAGCACTTGACCGTGTTTTTAATCGTGCAGTAACACAGGTTATTTTTACTGGTAGAAAGCAAATGTTCTGTAAGGATCTTATTGTATCATTATTAAGTGAGACATCATCTCATGCTTCGTATATTTTAAAGAAGAATGGTGCAAGTAGAGATAAAGTAGTTAAGATTATTGAAAAAGATTTCTACGATGCATTTGCAAATACTGCACAACGTGGACAACAACGCGGTATGGCTGGTGGTCCGGAGGGGCAAGGACAAATAAAATTTGAAGACTTCTGTGAAAACTTAAATAAAAGTGCATCAGAAGGAAAGATTGATCCAGTCATTGGCAGAACAGACGAAATTCTTGAAATCTCTGAAGTATTGGCAAGACGAAAAAAGAATAATGTTATAATTGTAGGTGAGCCGGGAGTTGGTAAAACTGCTATTGCTGAAGGTTTAGCAAGAAACATTGTTAATGACGAATGTCCTGATATGCTTAAAAATAAAATCGTTTATTCATTAGACGTAACAGCAATGGTTGCGGGAACAAAGTATCGCGGTGAATTTGAAGAACGTGCTAAAATAGTTTTTGAACAATTATCTGAAAAGGATGATGTAATCTTATTCATTGATGAAATTCATATGATAATGGGAGCAGGCTCAGCAGGTGGTTCAAATATTGATATTGCTAACTTGCTGAAACCACTATTAGCAGGTGGCAAACTACTTTGTATGGGCGCAACCACCAGTGAAGAATATAGAGAGAATTTTGAAAAGGACAGAGCATTACAACGCCGTTTTCAAAAAGTTGTTATTGAGCAACCAAGCAAAGAAGATACAAAGTTAATTGTCAAAGGTATTAAAAAATACTATGAAGAGTTCCATGGCAATGAATATGATGATGATGCTCTTGATTATGCAGTAGATTTGGCTGAACGTTATATGCATGGTAAGTATAACCCAGACCGTGCAATTGATATCATTGACGTTGCAGGCGCAAGAACTAAGTTGCATAATTCAACTAGTAAAATTGACCGAAATGCTGTTGAACAAGCAGTATCAAAGATTACACGTATTCCACTGGATATGATAGATGCAAAAGAAAATACAAACTACGCCAACTTAGAACACAATATCAAGCAGAAACTATTTGGCCAAAATAAAGCAGTGGGCACTTTAGTAGAATCTATTCTTGTTGCTAAGTCTGGGATGCGTCCTACTAATAAACCCATTGGTAGTTTCTTATTTGTTGGACCAACGGGAACAGGTAAGACTGAACTATGTCGCCAACTTGCAAGTAATTTAGATGTAACACTTCGCAAATATGATATGAGTGAATATATGGAACAGCATAGTGTGTCTAAATTGATCGGTGCTCCTCCAGGTTATGTGGGACACGCTGAAGGCGGTGCAGGGAGTGGCAAACTCATTAATGATGTAGAAGAAACTCCAAACTGTATTATTCTGTTAGACGAAGTTGAGAAGGCACACCCAAGTGTTATGAATTTACTATTGCAAGTTATGGATGACGGCAGATTAACAAGTTCAACTGGTAAGGTTGCTGACTTTAGTAATGCTATTCTTATTATGACTAGTAATCTAGGTGCTGCGCAAAAATCCAAACTAGCAATTGGATTTAGCAATGATAATAATGATGCAAGTATGCAAGCGGTCACAAAGTTCTTTTCACCTGAGTTTAGAAATAGATTAGATGCTATGGTTGAGTTTGTTGCTTTGCAGCGTGAGCACATTGATATGATTGTTGATAAGTCGATCAATGAACTAAATGAAATGATGGCTGATAAAGGTGTAGTAATTGAATTAACATTGGGCGCCAAAGCATGGATGCGTGAACGTGGTTATATACCAGATATGGGAGCAAGACCGTTACAACGTGTTATCAATGATTATATTAAGAAGCCTTTATCAAAAGAAGTTTTATTTGGTAAACTAATGAATGGTGGGAAAGTCACTGTGAAAGTTTCTAATGATGAGTTAGAATTTGCATATGGTTAAACACGTTGAATCTACAAAATTATTTTATAAGAAATATCCTTATAAGATCGCATACAAACGGCTATATGGATTTCCGTCAAAAGAAATTGTAGATTCTTATACGGAACGAACTGGTTATGGTTGGTGGTTTGACTGCCCTGTAACACCAGAAGATATGATTGCAAGATCAAATTGTATACGATTTCTTAGAAGTAAACCGGGTACTAAATTTGCAAACAGTTCAATGACACATGTGTATTTCGAAGATAAAGATGTGTTTGAACTTGCAACATCACGATATAGCAATTTACAACAAGAAATTCATATTCCCTTTATAGAAAATCTATCAGAAACATTGGAGGCACAGGAAGACAATGTTGAGATTAAAAATAATTTATATTATAAAAAATTTCGATATAAAATTAGTTTAAAATATAATAATAATCTTCATGTATCCTTGGGACCATTACTCGTTGATACATATTCAAATAATGATAATTACTTATTAAATACTAATGTGCGTAGGTTTGTAAAAGAAGATGTTACTATACCGTTAAATAGCACAAATTATAGATATAAATTTAGGCATAGCGTATATAATTCATATACTATATACTGCAGAGAGTATATTGATGTGCAGTTAATGGCATTTGTCGCTAGTGAGAATATTACTAAAATTACTAAAGCAATACTTAGACATGAAATCGACCCAATCGGATAAATAGTTTATAGATAAATATCATTAATATAAACTAAAAGGATATAAAATGGCGAGTATTAAAGAGGAAATTCTAGTAATCAGAGTATCACAGATTTCTAAAAGCGGCGAAGACAAATCAAACCTTATTAACGAAGAAGTTTCACTAACTATTGAACAAGTTGTGGCTGAACTTATTGGTGGCGCTGCAGTAGTTGAAGTAGAGACTCAAGTAGAATAAGGAATAATAATGGCACGTAAAACAATAACTCTTCTAGAAAATTCAGGAACAAATCTTGATCTTGTAGGTAATGCAGTTCCCGGTGATAGTTATTATGGCTTCACTGATGGACTTCATACGGTGGCTGTTTATGGTCAAGGACTAATTGGAAGGGTTCGTATTCAAGGTACACTTGCGACTAATCCAACAGAAGATGATTGGTTTAGTATATTAATTGACGGCATGCCATTTAAAGACTATAATGAATTTACAGGCGTAGAAGGATATACCTTTACTGCAAATTTAGTATTTTTAAGAGCTACACTAGACAGAACATCACTGGGACAAACTGATATCAATACAGTTGGATATATCGATAAGATATATCTAAATTATTAAGGGGCATAGAAATGAGTATAAACGCAACACCTTTTAATCCAACATTTAAATTAGTTGGTAATTTACAAGAAGACCAAGTTCTTGTATATAGCACTTCGGAAGGTGCATTCGTTAATGCCGCAGGATCAGGTTCAGGTGGATCAGGTAGCGGAATAGATTCGGTATCACACACTGGTTCGGGAAATCAATTAGGTTCAGTTACAGGATCATCTCTTGTATTACAAACAATAACAGCAGGAACAAATGTCACAATAACAGATAGTGGCAACGGTCTTGTAATATCAGCAGACTTGTCTGAAACACTTCAATCTGGCACAAACATAGGTAATGGAAGTTCAATATTATCAGGTATAGATGTATCAGGCACATTTGCTTTTAAAAGTATAGCATCAGGTGCAGGCCTTACGATTGCGGATGATGGTGAAACAATTACACTATCATCAAATATTGACACAACACAATTTGTAACAAAATCAAATAACCTATCAGACCTATCAGATGTTGCAATTGCAAGAGCAAATCTTGGTGCAATTAGTCAAGCAGATGGCGATGCCCGCTATGTAAGACTGAATGCAAATGCTACTCCTACTATAGATAATACATTTAGTTTAGGTAGTAGTGATTTTAGATACAATGATATATATGCTAGTACATTCCATGGCACAGCAGTTCTTGCTGACAACTTAACAATCTCAGGGTCAAATAATGGTGATGTTCTTACTTGGAATGGTAACACTTGGGTTGCTGCGCCGCAAGGTGCAGGACAGAGTAATGAAAATCCAACGCCACAAACTCTTGTAATAAATGGCCAAACACTATCTATAACTGGTGGGAACTCAATTACACTCCCAGAACCAGTTCAAGCAGATAACGTTGTAAAAACAGATGCTCATTCAGTTCCAAGTTTAGATAGAAATTGGGATATTGGTAGTCCAGATTTAAAATTCAATGATATCTACGCAGAAACATTCCATGGCACAGCAGTTCTTGCTTCTAATTTAAGTATACCTGGCACACAAGGTGATGTTCTAACATTTAATGGCTCAACTTGGACATCAGGTGCTCCTTTACAGCAGGAATTAGAATGGGATGGTAATGTACTAAGCATTACTGATGGTAATAGTATAAGTTTGAACTTAGGAAATTATGTAACAACTACTGATTTGACTACAGCGATTGATAATATAGATCATCCGTATGGTGACTGGAATACGTTACTAAACAAACCAACTATTCCAACAGATGTGAGCGATTTAACAGATACAACAAATCTACTTGATAAAGTCACTGCATTTAGTGGCGGTTATAATGATCTAACAGATACACCAACTATTCCAACAGATGTGAGCGACCTAACAGATACAACAAATCTACTTGCAGAATCACAAGTATTATCGTTATCTGATAATCTTATTAGCATTTCAAATGGCAATTCTGTAGATTTATCAGAATATGCAAATGTTGATGCGCAACAGATAACCTTAGACGGCACTGAATTGACTATCTCAGGTGGTAACACTATTGATCTTGCTTCACTATCTACTCCAGTTGATCTTACACAATATGCAACACAAGATTTTGTTACAAATACTATTAACTCTTTGGGCGATAGTGATGGACAAGAACTTACATTCGATGGAACTATTCTATCAATTTCAAGTGGATCAGGCAATGGTAACTCAGTTGATCTTGTATCACTTGTAGATGCTGCAACTGACTTAACTGGCTATGCTACTGAACAATGGGTAGATGATAAACTAGCAGCGAGACTAGATGCTGATTATCAAACCTTATCAATAGTAGATGACAAATTATTAATATCAAACGGTAACTCAATAGATTTATCAAGTCTTGGCGGCGGCGGCGGTTCTGCACAGACACTTTCAATTGTTGGTAATGAAATTACTATCTCAGGTGGCAATAGTATCGTAGTCCCAGTATTCACTGATGTTGATAACTATATTAAATTAGATGGCCATAGTGCGCCATCAATCGATAATGAATGGGATATCGGTAGTGCCGATCTAAGATTTAATGATATCTATGGTGAAAGATTCCACGGCACTGCTGTTTTAGCAGATAACCTTACAATAAATGGTGATGTTGGTGATGTACTAACATATAATGGTGTTGCATGGGTTTCTTCCCCGCCAACAGGTGGTGGCGGTGGAGGTGGCGATGGCATACCACAATCTCTAGCATTAGACGGTACACTACTAACAATTTCAAGTGGAAATACAGTTGATTTAGTTGCTCTTGGTGGGAGTATTGATGGCTTAACATCAAATAGTGGAACATCTACATTAACACTTGACGCAGGGTGGAATTTTGTTCCAGAAACAGATGCATTACAAAGTCTGGGATCAGCAACAAAACGCTGGACAGATGTTTACATTGATGATTCAACTATTAATATAGGTTCTAATACACTTGAAGCAGATAGTGATAGTGATTTAGTATGGAATGGTAATAAATTAGCCAAACTATCAGATATTCCTGCACCGCAAACATTTACATATGATCATGCAACAAGATTATTAGATGTTTCTGATGGGCAGGCAGTTGATTTAACTGAACTATCAGTAGTCCCAATAACAGATAATCCACCAGCATCTCCTAAGCCTGGGGAATTATGGTTAGATGCATTAAATCTAAGTTTAAACATCAACTACGAAATCGGTGGCATCCCAATGTGGATAGAGTTAAATCCACAGGCAGCAGCACCGGATTATCAACAGTTAACATTAAATGGTACTGAATTAAGTATTGACAATGGCAATACTATAGATTTATCTGGTCTAGGTGGTGGCGGGACTACAACATTTACCGAAGCATACAATGCAGGCGACTGGGACTTTAATTTAATTCCAAAAACTACAGCAGCATTTGACATTGGTAGCCCAGATAAATTAGTGCGTCACCTTTATATTAGTGGTAATTCAATTTTTATTGGTGATGAAGGAAATACACTACGTTCTACTGGAACTTCATTGTTTTACAACGACACAGATTTACAAGATTATAATGAATTAGCAAACAAACCAAATATTCCACAGGATATATCAGACCTAACAGATAGTACTGGTATAATTCAAGCAGCGAATACAGATAGTCAAAGTTTAACACTTGTTGGATCAAGTTTACAAATATCTGGTGGTAATTCTGTAGATTTGTCAGGCCTATCAGGTGCAAGCACGTGGGCGGATTTAACAGGTACTCCAACTACTCTAGCAGGTTATGGCATCACTGATGGTGGTGCAAGCACATGGGATGAATTAACTGGTACTCCAACAACACTAGCAGGATATGGAATTACTGACGCACCTGCTGATATAAGTGATTTAACTGACACTGGTGGACTACTAGGTGGTGGTGCAACTCTATTAGGTGATTTGACTGATGTAAGTTCTGCTACAGCAAGTACCGGTCAAGTACTTAAATGGGATGGTTCATCGTGGGCACCAGCATCTGATTCAACTTCATCAGGTGGTTCTGGAATATCATTATCTGATCTAAGTGTAACAAACGCAACAGCAAATGGTAATGAGGCACAGTTAGAATATAATAATATAACTGGTACATTTACACTAACACCTGCAGTAGCAAGAACAACAATCGATGATTTAGATGACGTTACTATAACTTCAACTGCAGATGGACAAGTATTAACCTACAATAATACAAGTGGTGATTGGGAAAATCAAGATATACCTGGCGTCTTTATAGGCGGTGTAGAACCTACAAATATAGTTCCAGGAGGACTTTGGTTTGATGACAGTAATCTAGGACTTTATATCAACTATGATATTGGTTTAGGTTTTGCTACTTGGTTACAGTTAAACCCTCCTGCGTTTTCAGGCGAATATGATGATCTTTCAAATAAACCGATAATACCTGCTGATGTGAATCAATTGACAGATGCTGACGGACTACTAGGTGGTGGCGGTGGTGGTGGTATTGCACTATCAGACCTCAGCGTAACAAACCAAGCAATTGGAAATGCGTCCGGTTCTTTACAATATAGTGCACAGACAGGTGTATTCACATTTATTCCGCCAGATATATCATCAGAAACACGCTCATCTATAAGTGTAAACACTGTAACTAAATCAGGTGGCGGTTCGTTAACATTCAATTCAAGCGATGGTGTATTTACATATGCACCAGCAGATATGGCAAGTGCAGAAGTTACTCCACAAGGTAGCAACGGCTCAATTCAATATAACGATAATGGCAGTTTGGGCGGTGTTGCTGGTTTTGAATATGATGCGAGTGGCGCTGGCGCTCTAATTATTGGACCAACAGGTGGCGGTAAGATTAAAACAAACTATTGGGTAGGAGCAGATAATGCTTCACAACCAATGGTAATTCAGAGTGATGACGGTTCTGGTAGCAAAGCAACACACATCGCATTCACAAATTCATCAGGTTCACAAACAACTACATTTAGTGGAACAGTTGATTTTACTGGTAATACAATTAACGGATTAGAATTAACTGACTTATCTATTAATGATGGAACATCTGGACAGGTGCTAACAACCGATGGTTCAGGTAACTTCTCATTCGCTACTGTATCAGGTGGCGGTGGGGGAGTTTCATCTTATAATGATTTAACAGATAAGCCTACAATTCCGAATGATGTTTCTCAACTAGGAGATAGTAATGGTCTTCTTGCTCATAATGTATATACAGCAGGAACAGGTATTAATGTAAATAATCTTGTTGTTTCAATAGACTCTAATTTAGGTGATTTAAACAACGTTTCTTCTAGTGCTCCTGCATTAGGACAATTACTAGCATGGTCTGGCACACAATGGCAACCAACTGCTCCAGCAGCAGCAAATCTTTCAAGTTCATCTATTGGCGAACTGAATAATGTTGATATTTCCGGTGTTCAAACAGGTCAATTCTTAGAATGGGATGGTAGTAAATTCGTTCCAGCAAGCGGCGGAACTGTAGATTTATCAACAGAATCACTAGGTGATTTAGGCAATGTCGATGCAACAGTTCCAACAAATGGTGATGTTCTTACATGGGATGCTACAAGTAGCGAATGGGCACCTGCAGCACCTGCAACCGGCGGCGGTGGCGGTGGTGGCGGTAGTACCACAGAATATTTCAAACTTAACTATGCGACAAATGGTTCATTGTCTAGTATTTCGAATGCAACAAGTGGAATATCAGCAAATATTGTTGATGTAAACTCAGGCGAAGTTGCTGTGACATTTAGCGGATATTCATTCCCACCATCAAACGTACTTGTTTACGGATATTCTAGAACAACAAATCAGTATATAATTATGCCACTTAATAAAGATATGACTACTCGTACTCTTAATGCAGGTGGATCCGCTGGGTCACCAATTGCATTTGGTTCACTAGGATCACTTACTATGAACTTAGTATTACGAGAGGCAGACACTGGCGCTGGAAGAAGTTTCGGGACAGATACACATGCATGGATCGTGGTGTCAATGATATAATAATTTATTTAAGGAATAATTAAAATGATTAATTATAAGACAAGTGCAATAGATTTAAATGTTCCGGCAAAAGTTATATCATGTACTGTAATAAGTGCTAAAAATATTGCATCCTGGCCGCATGATGATGGTCTAGGTGATAATTGGTGGTCTGGTGCAAGTAACGCTAAAGCATACCGTTGGGAAATAACAATGGGTGTCACGCAGGTGAATCATGGTTCACATTTAACACGTACTCCATTTAGATTTGATGGATTTGACATAACTGTTGGTGATTTCATTGCTGGTGCAACAGATGGTAGAGCATTGCAAATTGTTTCAATAATAGAAAAAACCGCATTGTCAGTTACTTGTCAGGTTGAAGATAGACTCAGATACAACACTTTCAGAAGTGCGGCTGGTACTGGTATATTCAATATTCCTGGCAGTGCAATCGTATTTCAACTTAATGAAAATGGCGATCCTATGATTGATCCGCTACCAGTTGGCTCAGTTTCTAGCGATTTCTATCCTAATGTCAACTCACGATTTAAGTATCTTAATCCATCTAATAACTATCTTTTGAATCAAGATGCGCATGGATTTGATGAAGGTGATGTGATTTGTATGAATTCTGATACTGGTGAGTTTGAGGTTGCAGGTCAAGATAACATGGATAGACTAGTTGGTACAGTAACACATCCTGGTCCTGGTCCAAATAATTTTCTTCTAAGGCCTGCAAATGGGGTTATTGATTTTGTGCCTGGACTACCAGGTACAGCAGGCGATTTTATATATCCAGCAATTGATGGTACCGGTGAACTAACTACTGAAAAACAAAATGTTGCTATTTTTCTAAAAATTAAAGACCAAATTCCAAGTGTATCACGTGGAACTATTACAAATGGTTCATGTACTGCAGGCGATAAGATGGGTATCAATGGTATTGATGTTCAATTCTTGACAAGTAGTGGTGGCGTAGTGAGTGTAACAAACGCAAAAGATGATATTAATGCGTTAACCGAACAACATAAAGTAATTGCAGAAGCAAGCCCTGCACCTAATGAGATTGAATCAGATTCAGGAACGTATGGAAATGCATACGGTCTTGTTGGTGGATTTGCACCGTTTTCAGCAACCATTAATGGATCAGCAGTTGATTTTACTACTACTACTGCAGGACAAGGTTCATTTGGAATGCCAGTTGCTATTGCAGAAGACATGGCGAATGATATTAATGCAGCAGGAATTAATGATATAACTGCAAGTCATGCAAATGGAAATCTAATAATATTTGAAGCGTCAGGTGGAAGTATTACAATTGTAAATGTATCTCCTGATGCAAATGGAAATAATTTTGCAGGAACTAATTCTATCGCTGCATTGGGACTAACATATCCTGCTGCTGCAAGTGCATTTGTATTACAACTTATAAGAGATGATGGCGGTGAGATAATAATAACTGATGAAATTGGATCACCAACTGTTGATTTTGGAGTATTATCTGGACATAATGGATCATATGCTATTGGTCTCAATGTTGAACAAGGTGTACGCAAAGCAGGTACAACTGTTGTTGCTGGAATAGCAGAAAGAGATGCACTTACTGGTGTGCTAGTTGGTGATGCAGCATATGTTCTTGATAGTGGCGAAGGTGAGTGGGCACTGTTCATTTGGGATGGGTCAGCATGGTCATTAGTAGCAGATCAAGATAGTGCGGCAACAGATGCAAGCACATTGTCATATACATTCACTTGTCCAATATCTGGATTTGGAACATCTGATACCGTCGTGTTAGGAAGAATGTCTGATAACTCAAAAGTTGTTAGTGTATTGGTTGAAGTTATTTCTCCAATGGCTGGCTATACTCCAGGCAATATCCCTTCGTTAGAGATTGGCACTACAGCAGAATCAGACCGTCTTATGAGCGCAGATTCTAATGATTTAGAATCTAGTGGTTCATATGTAACTAATCCAGATTATCACTATGAGGGCGCAACTGAAATAGAGATAAAAGCGAAGTTATCACATTTTGATGCAACAGAAGGCGAAATAAAAGTAATTGTCACTTACGTTTAATATTCGTATAAAACATAAAATTCAGGAAGCATAAATACAATTGTAAGATGTCAATCTTACATAATTTATCTGATGTGTTCTTCCCGGATAAATTTTTCATGAAAACTTTAACCAATGTAAGACTCGAATAGTATTCGTGTTCTTATTTAATAGCTATATAATAGGAGAACTTTAATGGCTTTAATTAAAAATTTCGGTATTGCTGGTATTGGTCAGTCGGTACAGTATGGTAAAGGCGGCGGTAAAGTCGTATACGATACTAGTAACTCACTGTTCAAAATCACAACTGATGGTACTACACTGACACACGTTGCAGTGGAAACAACACCAACCGATGACAACCATGCTACTTCAAAAGCATATGTTGACTCAGTTGCACAAGGTCTTGACGTAAAAGAATCTGTTCGTGCAGCAACAACTGGTGACATCACACTAACAAGTCCAGGATCAACAATCGATAGTGTTAACCTTGTACAAGGCGACCGCATTCTATTGAAAGACCAGGCAACTGCATCACAAAATGGTATCTATGTATGGGCAGCTGGAACGGCAGAACTAGTACGTGCGATTGATATGGATGCAACAGGTGAATTTACTGGTTCATTCTTCTTCGTAGAAGAAGGTACTGTAAACTCAGACCAAGGTTTTGTATGTACAACTAACGGTCCAGTGACACCAGGTTCAACAGCAGTTGAGTTTGCACAGTTCACAGGTACTGGTCAGTTAACAGCAGGCGATGGTCTATCAAAAATAGGCAACACAATCGATATCAATGTAGATAATACATTCATTAAAATCGATGCGAATGATGCTCTAACAATCAAAGGCACTGCAGTCACTGGCGAGATTCTAAAATCAGACGGTAACGGCGGCGTAGTATATGGTGCATTAGATATCACTAACTCAGGCGCAATTTCAGGTGCACTACCACTAGCAAATGGTGGTCTAGGTGTAGACGCTTCTGATGTAGCAGGAAAAGCAACTGCACGTACAAACCTAGGTCTAGGTTCAATGGCAGTACAAGATGCTGCAACAGTCGCTATCACTGGTGGCACAATTGACATTTCAGGTGGTACACTAACTCTAGCAGCTAACCAAATCTTAGGTGATTCAGTTGGTGGTGGTACTATTGACGGTGCAAATCTACTAGGTGCTGCAGGCAACACTTTATCAGGTTATGATATTACAGTTGGCGCTGGCAAAACACTAGACGTAGACGGTGTACTAGACGTAGACGGTGCTGCAGGTTCAGCAATCGACAATGTTGCAATTGGTACAACAACATCAGCAGCAGCAATCTTCACAACATTAACTTCTGATACAGTAGATTTAAATGGCGGTGCGATTGATAATACTGCTATTGGTAATGCAGTTGCATCAACTGGTAAATTTACAAACCTAAGTGCAACTACTTTATTCAAAGCAGATACAGTAGAAGCATTCACATCAGCAGGCGATATTACATTTAATAGTAAAATTGTTGCAGCAGCAGGCATTGACTTTGGCGGTGCATCTGTTGGATCAGGTGGTATTACAACTGATACAATCGATGAAAAAACAACAGATGCTGGCGTTACAGTTGATGGTGTTCTATTAAAAGACGATGGTGTAACTGCAACAGGTACTTCATCATTTGCAGATGCAACAATCACAACTGCAGATATCAATGGCGGTACTATGGATGATGTAGCAATTGGTGTAACAACATCAGCGGCGGCAACATTCTCAACAATGGCAAGTGCAGCAGTAACTATCACTGGTGGTACAATTGCAGATACCGATCTTGATTTGACTGGTCAAACACTTTTACTTGATGATGATCAAATTTTAGGTGATAAAATCAACGGTGGTTTAATTTCTGACTTCGCATCACAGGGTATTGATGATAATGTAACTCCACTAGGCGTATTAGTAGCAGATGGTGGTACAGAAACTAGAACAACTAGTACAATCTTAACACTAGCGGATACAGATGCAACATTTGATGCAAACCTAATCGTAAATGGTGACCTAACAGTAACAGGTACAACTACTACTGTTAATTCGTCAGAAACACTAGTAGCAGATAACTTAATCACATTAAATGCTGGTGAAGTTGGCGCAGGTGTAACAAGTGGTTCAGCAGGTATTGAAGTTGATCGTGGTTCAGAAGATAATGCATCACTACAGTGGAATGAAACTCTTGACGTTTGGGAATTCAAAGTAGGTTCAGCACTAGCAGACCTAAAAATTGGTTCACAATCTATGGATGCAATCGCAGTTGATAACATCGGTGAACTAACTCCAAATGCAGGTATTACATTTGACAATGCGGTAGCAGGTTCAGATGCAACATTCACTGGTACAGTTACAGTAGATACAATCGCTGAATATTCAGCAGATGTTGGTGTAACAGTTGATGGTGTAAGTCTGAAAGATGGCGTTGTAACTGGTGGACTAACTGCAGAAGCAGGTGATACAGTAAACGTATCAGCAGCATCTCTAGTTCTAGCAGATGACCAAATTTCAGGTGATGCTATCAATGGTGGTGTAATTGGTTCAATTCAAATCGATTCATTGACATCAGGCTCAGTTGCAGTTACAGGTGGTGCTATAGATGGCACAACTATCGGTGCAACTACATCAGCAGCAGGTACATTCTCGACTATGACTTCAGCAGCAGTTGCAGTTACGGGTGGTGCAGTAGATGCAACAATTATCGGTGCAACTACATCAGCAGCAGGTACATTCTCAACAATGACAACTGCAGCAGCAACCGTAACAGGTGGCAATGTTGATGGTACAATTATTGGTGCAACTACATCAGCAGCAGGTACATTCTCAACATTGACAACAGCATCCGCAGCAATTACTGGTGGTGCAATTACAGGTGCAAACTTGACTTCAGACGTTGTTGATTTTGGTGGCGGTGAAATGGACGCAGTTATTATTGGTGCAAACACACCAGCAGCAGGCACGTTCTCAACACTAGCATCAAACAATGTTACTTTAACAGGTGGTACTGCTACTGGCATGACAACTGTTACAGCAACAGACCTAAACTCAGGTAATGTTACAATTACTGGCGGGACGATTTCTGGTACAGACATTGACCTAGGTGGTGTTACACTTACATTTGATGCTGACCAAATTTCAGGTGACGCAGTTCACGCTGGAACGATTTCAGATTCATCACTATTGGGTAAAGTTCACGCTACTGCAGTTCCACATTCAACAATATCACGTTATGATATTACTGTGGGTGCAAACTTTGCATTAGACGTATCAGCAGGAACATTAACACTTGCAGATGATCAAATCTTAGGTGATAAAATCCACGGTGGCACAATCTCAGATTTTGCTTCAACTGGTATTGATGATAACGCAACAGCAACTAAAATGACACTAACAGACACAGCGGCAACATTCGGTGTGAATGGTGATTTTGGTGCGAACACACTTGCAGCAGGCGCAACAACTCTAGCATCTGCAACAGTAACAGGTGATGCAGTAATCAACGGTAATCTAACAGTTTCAGGTGCAGTAACAACTACACTATCAGAAACAGTTGCTATCGAAGATAACATGATTGAATTGAATTCAAACGTTGCTGCAAACGCTGCACCAACTGAAGATTCAGGTATTGTAGTAAATCGTGGTTCATCAGACAATGCACAATGGTATTGGGATGAAACAGACGATGTATGGTCATCTGAAGATGCTGCTGGTAACGTGGCTAGCATCAAAGTTGGTGAAATCCAAGCGGCAAGTTTCGGTCTAAGTGGAACAATCGCAAGAACTGATGGTGGTACTGGCACTGATACGGCTGCATTCGCAGATGACTCACTAATGATCACTGCAGCAGCAGGTACAGTAGCAGAACTAGCAAAAGGTGCAAATTCAACAGTACTAAAAGTTAACGCTTCTGGTGCACTAGGATATGCAAAAGTCGATATGACTGCAGATATCACTGGTGTTACACCAATCGCAAATGGTGGTACAGGTATCGCTGTAGGTGGTCTAGAGCATCAAGTTCTAATCGCAGATACGAATGGTGCATTGGTATACGGATACCAAGAAACTCTACGTACTGCAGCAGGCGATGTTGCAATTCAAACTTCTGGTATGACAACTGCTGAATATCTAGATATGTCAAGTGCAACAGGTAGTGTTACACTAACTGCTAAAAATGCAGGCGGCACAGGTGTTGTAGATATGTATCTACAAGGTCAAGATGGCGGCGATGTTTTCCTAGTTGGTCAATCAGGCGAAGCTGTTCTTCAAGGTGATGATGACACTGATTTAACTGTTTCAGGCGGTGTGTCTGTAGCAGGTGACGCAGGTGATCTGGTTCTTAAAGGCGGTAACGGCACAGCCTCACACGCTTCAGGTGATGTTATCATCAAAGGCGGCACAGGTGGCGGTTCAGAAGGCAAAACTCAGGTTTATGGCTCAAATGACACGCTAATCGCAACGTTTGTTGAAACTGCAGACACCGCAACTGATTCATTAGAAATCAAAAATGGCACAGGCGGCGTAGAACTTGCGGCAGTTGGTGCATCTGCAGAAGCTAATCTTGTATTGGCTCCAAAAACAGCAGACAATACTAATGGTACAGGCGGCATGGTTATGCTACCAGCAGGTACAGAAATTGATTTTGATAATTCAGATGATATGGTTGTATCTACTAAGAAATATGTCGATGATGAAATTGCCAAAGTTGGTGATAACTTCCTTCGCAAAGATTTCACAGCAAATGGTAGTGGCACATTCGACATTGGTGACATCAAAGATGTTGCAGGTAAACTATATTATGTAAAATCTGTAACAATCAAAATTCTAACAGCGTTTGTTGGATGTGATGAAATCACAGTGTCAGATGGTGCAAATGATCTTGTTACTACTCTTGATGTTGATATGTCAGAAGAAGGTCTATTCATTATTGAACAAGGCTATGAAAACACAACAGCACAAGCGGCAACAATTACAGCAACACTAGGTAATGGCGGTTCAGCGGCATCACCAACTGTTGGTCAAGCAATTATTTCTGTTGAGTACAAAGCAATTAATGCGTAAAATTAAACTTTAACTAGTTTAGTTAAAACTTAAAATACAGGAGGGGCTTCGAAAGAGGTCCCTCTTTTTTTGCATTGACATGATAATTATAATATGTTATATTAATATAATATGATAAATAGATTAAGAATAATATAACTTAACGACAGATATAATTATCTGACTTTTTACGCACAGACGTTGAGGAAACAAAATGGCAGTAACACTAAACGCAAGGGGCACCACCGTTCCCTATTTTAAAATAGGCAAAGGTGGCACCACAATTTATCAGGGAGACAACGATCCATCAAATACATATAATATCAATACTGGAGATATATGGATAGATCGTACAACTGAAAAATTAAAATTCAGAGATGCAGGCGGTGCTTGGCATGTTCAATTAGATTCTATTAATGACTTAACAGATGTCGATATTTCAAGCAATGCTCCCACCGATGGACAAACACTAGTTTGGGATAATTCTAATAGTAAATTCATACCAGCCGATTTTAGTGATCTTACTTCAGTATCAAGTAATATTCTGCCAACCACGACAAATACATATGACATAGGAAGTTCTACAAAAGTCTGGAATAATCTATGGGCATCAACCGGTAATATTGATAACTTAACTGTTAGTGGGGATTTAATTGTTAGTGGTTCAGTTACTACCATTGATACTACAAATCTAACTGTATCTGACAATATTATCATTCTGAATAATGATGTTACTGGAACACCATCAGAGGATGCTGGATTAGAAATTGAACGAGGAACATCAACCAATGTTTCTATCGCTTGGAACGAATCTACTGATCGTTGGACATTTACAAACGATGGAACAACATATCATAATTTAATTATTAATAGTGATGATTTGGTTGAGGGCGCTGTTAACGAATATTATGATGATTCAAAAGTAGATGCACGAATAGCAAATTCATCTATTGATGACTTAGCGGATGTAGATTTGACAACATCTGCGCCAGTAGATAAACAGATACTAATATGGGACGGAGTCAATAATAAGTTTGTACCTGGTAACGAATTTTCCACACTTAATTTAAGTGTTGGCAGTCCAGTTGCACCAAATGGCATAGGTGGTATTACATACGATAATTCAACTGGTGTATTTACATATATTCCACCTGATCTAAGTGCGTATGTAATTACATGGAATGACCTTACTGGAACACCCACAACAATTGCAGGATATGGAATAACTGATGCATTTGACGGTGACTATAGTTCTCTAACCAATTTGCCTAGCATTCCATCAGCGTTGACAGATTTGGATACTATTGTAGATGGTACAAATGGACAAGTTTTACAAACGAATGGCGCCGGCGGGTTTAGTTTCGCTACATTGGATATTTCTGATTTCACTGACGGTTCAAGTTTACTTGGTAATAGTTCATATTATGCAACAAAGGTCGGTTACAATTTAGCAGATGAAACAGATACATCATCAATTGTTTTAAATCCAGGCGATGCAAACACGCAAGCAACTTTTCGCGGCGATGTAGTTGATAATAGTGGAAATATTATTGTTGATGTATCAAGCACAAGTACTACATTCACTGGAGGACTTGTGGGAAATATGTATGGTGATGTATATGATATCACTGGTGCAAATAAAATTTTAGAAAGTGGAACTAATAATTTAGATTCCTCTTTAACAGTTGATACAGCAACCACAACAACACTAAATTCAGGCACTACTAATATTAGTGGTAATGCTATATTTACTGGTAGTAGTGCAGACTTTACTGGAACAACTACAATTGGTAATTGGAACGGTGCAGTATATGATAGAACTGGTTCTACACTTATCATTGAAGACGATGCAATACCAGGTCCTATTGTTCACGCCGACTTACAAGGTGATGTTACTGGTAATGTTACTGGTAATGTTACGGGCAACATTTTAAATCCAACTACTGGCGCAACGGTATTAAACGCTTCGCAACCTCAATACACACTAACAGGTAATGTAGCAGGCGACTTATATGGAGATGTAATTTCACCTACTCAAAATACACCAATTATTACTACTGGTCCAACGCGAGACCTATTAACAATTCACGATGCTGAAATTGAAAAACTAAAAGCACCAACTGTTGGCGGTGTCGCCGGTCCAACAATAATTAACACTACCGGAGCAGATACATTTTTTGGACACAATGCTCATCTAACAGGATCACTATACGGTGACATTGGTGATACAATAGCAAATAATCCGGTACTAACAGTTGGTACCGGTAATAACGATTCTCAATTGAGTGTCGCAACAGCATCAATAGATGATTTAACTGTAAAAAATCCCACTATTGTTAGAACACTAACACAACAAGCAATAAGTGCTGATCATTACACAAAACAATATGTATTATCAGGCACAACAACTGATGCAACTGAAACTGAATTATTTGTTCGTGGTGCACCCAATGAAAGAATACCAGTAGCAACAGATACAACAATATTCTATGATATTTCTTTTGTAGCACGTAGAACAGATGCGACCGGTGAAAGTGCAGGATTTGAACTTAAAGGTGTTGTTGACAATTTTGCAGGAACAGTAGCAGATGTTGGCGATCTATATGAAATTCTGGTAGCAAGTGATAATACAAATTTAGTAGTTGAAGCAACTGCAGATGATACAAATGATGCTATTAAAATTTCAGTAACGGGCGAAGCAAATAAAACATTTAGATGGACTGCGATAGTAAAAACTACAGAAGTGGCACAGTAAAGGATTAGAAGATGGCAAGAGCAAGAGGATTTAAGTGGGATAATGTCCAAAAGAAACAATTTGTTGTTGATAGTAACGGTGTTGAAACAACATTATTAGATGAAACCGGTAGTGGCGGAGGTAGTGAGACAGCAAGTATTGCAACATCTACGACATCACCCAGCAATCCAGTAGAGG